ACGGCGGCTACCTGGCCTGGGGCGCCCTCCAGGGCACCGCCCTCGTCCCTCTGACCGTGCCCTCCGGCCTGCCGACGATGGCCGAACCCGAAGTCGCCGAGGAGACGCCGGCCAACGGTGGCAACGGTGGCAAGGCCGCCAAATAACCCATGACGTGGTCGATTAAACCGGCCGGTAGCTGGGGCGTGGCCACCACCACCGCCCCGGCCACCGAGACGGCCGTGGGCCTGGCCAAGCCGGGCTCATGGCTGTACGACATGAACCCCCAGGGCGGCACCCAGCGGCTCTATGTGCGCAAGGACCAGTGGGCCAGCCTGGCCGCCGCCCCCGAGGTGGACTCAGTCGCCCCCGCCACCGGCACCGCCGCCGGCGGCACCGGCGTCACCATCTCCGGGTCCGGGCTCATCGGCTCCACCGGCGTCACCTTCGGCGGCACCGCTGCCACCGGCTTCCTGGTCGGGGCCGACGCCACCATTACCTGCCTCACGCCCGCCCACGCCGTCGGCGCCGTCGCCGTGGTAGTGCTGAACCCACGCGGCAACGTCACTATCGCCAACGGGTTCACCTACACCTGATATGGCGGTATGGCCCGTGCTGAAGGACGTGCGCACGTTGTTGCGCATGCAACCTGACCCGGTCGAAGACCTCGTCATCGCCGACGCCCTGGCCGCCGCCATCGACTACGGCAACCGCCGCACCAACTACCAGTGGGACCCCAACACGGCGCCGTCGCAATGGCAAACGGGCCTACCCGACGCCGTCTACCTGGCGTGCAAGATCCACGCCGCCAGGCTGTACCGCCGGCGCGACTCGATCGACGGCACCATCGGTTTTGGCGACGCCGGCATCGTGCGAGTAGGGCGTTTCGACGCTGATATCGAGGCGCTCTACTCGGCCGTCGGCCCCCTGGTGGCCGGGTGACGTGGGACGGTGCCGCCGCCCGGGCCGGGCTCACGTCGGTACTGGCCGCCGCCTTCGCCGGCACCAACGTGTCGGTTTTCCCGGCCCCGCCGTCGACGTTCAATGCCCCCGCCTTGATCGGCCAATACCCGCTAACGGTGACCAAGTTCGTGCCTAGTTTCGGCATCGACACGGCGGCGTGGTCGGTCATGGCCGCCGTCGGCCTCGAGCAGTCCGACGACCTCGACGGCCTGGCCAACTCGGCCGCCGCCGCCATCTTCCTCGACCCCACCCTGGGCGGGGTAGTGCAGGTGTCCAAAGTGACCGAGCTGCGCAACTGGCGCATCGTCACCACCGCCGGGGCCGAGCTGCTCAGTTGTGAAATAGCCCTCGAAACCCGTATGTAGAAAGGAAAAAACCCATGGCTGTAACCACCAAGGACGAGGTAACCCCGCTGGCCGACCCGGCGCCGGCGCCGGCCACGCCGGTGATGATGACCGACGCCTACGTCGAAATAGGCGGCGCCAACTTAAAGTGCTTGGCCGAGGAAGTCTCGCTCACGGCCGACAACAACCCCATTACGGTGACGACGTTTTGCGGCGTGTCCGAGTACCCGGGGCCGGTCAAGTGGCACCTGGTGGCCAAGCTGCTGCAAGCCTTCGACGCCGGCGCCACCGACGCCACCCTGCAAGCGGCCCTCACCGCCTACGCCGCCTCCGGGGCTCCGGTGTCGTACAAGGTGCGGCCCTACGCCTCCCGGCCGGCGTCGCCCACCAACCCGTCGTTCGAAGGCATGCTCATCCCCCAGGCTTACACCGTCTTCGGCGGCGCCGCCGGCGCCCAGTCCGAGGTCGACATCGACTGGACCATGACGGCGCCGCCCAACCGCAACATCGGCACCGTGGTGCCCGCCACCGGCGCCACTGCCGGCACCCCGGGCACGTTCACGCCTTCGGGGGCGACCACGCCAGCCAACCTGGCCGGGCTCTCCGGTGTGACCGCCTCGCCTAACACGGCGTGGACGACGGGCCAGTGGGTGACCACGGCCGACGCCCAGTGGGCGCATTGGTCGGGCACGGCGTGGGCGCTGGGCAAGGCCTGAGCAAGTGGCCGAGCCCGTCGTCGGCATCGTCGGCCTGAAGGCGCTCCGGCGCGACGTGGCCCAACTGACGACCGACACCTCGAGCGCCCTGTACGAAGGCATCAAGGCGGCCGGCCGCCTGGCCGCCGGCCCCGTGGCCTCGGCCACCCGTAGCGCCCTGCCCCGGGTCACCGGCACGCTGGCCGGCGACGTGCGCACCAGCGGCACCCGTACCGGCGCGGCCGTGCGCATGGGCCGGGCCGCGGTCGCCTACGCCGGCTGGATAGAGTTCGGCGGCTCGCTCCCCGGCGGCCAGGCCCGCGACTACATACCGACGGGCCGCTACCTGTTCCCGGCCGCCCGCAGCCTGTCGGCCCGGGCCGCGGCCGACTATTCCCGTGCCCTGGAGACGGTTTTTAACCGCTCCGGCATCTGGACCAACACCACCAGCGACGGAGGCCAAGTCCATGACTGACCACGACGACCCGGTCGAGATCTCGCCCGGCCGGCCGCTACGCATCTCGGCCGACTCGCTGCGGGCGCTCAGAAAGGCCAGCGGCCGCAGCATGTCCGAGCTCATGGCCGACGACGAGGACGAGGCCCTCAGGTTCCAGGTCATGGGCTTCGCCGAGCTCTACCGGCGTTACTCCCGCGCCGGCCACCTGCCCGACGCCGGCGAGCTATGGGAGCGGGCCGGACTGGTCGAGCTCGTGTTCCTGCCCGAGCAACTGGACCCTACGAACGGCGAGCCCTCGACAACCTCGCCGCCTTCTGCCGATATTGGCGCATGACGCCGGCCGAGGTCGAGGCGTTGGCCGACGACGTTTATTGGGCCTTTGTGCGGGCCATGGAACGCGAGGCCCGCGAAATAGCTAAGTCGGCCGCCAAGTACCGGCGGCACTGATATGGCCGGCCCGTCGGTAGTCGTCCGCGTCCTGGGCGACCTGACTGGGCTCGGCTCGGCCATGGACGGCTCGGCCAAAAAGGCCCAGAGCGCCAGCTCGATGATCCACTCGGCGTTCCGCGGCGTCCTCAGCACCCTCAACAAGACCGGTGTCCTGGGGCCGTTCGGCGACGCCCTGGACCAAATAGACCAAACCTTTGACCAGCTGTCCGAGCACGCCAAGTCGGTCGGCGCCGTCATGCTCGGCGTGGGCGGCGCCGCCGTCGGCATCGGCGCCGCCCTCACCGCCCTCGGCTCCAAGGAGCAAGCGGCCCATAACCAGTTGGCCGCTGCCATCACCGCCACCGGCCACTCGTGGGACGACTACTCGACCCAGATCGACGCCGCCATCAAGCATCAGGAAAGCTTCGGCAATAGCTCGGCCTCGACCCAAAACGCCTTACAGACGCTCACCCAGGCCACCGGCAACCCCACCAAGGCCCTCAACTTGCTCTCCACGGCGGCCGACCTGGCCGCCGCCCGCCACGAGAGCCTGACCACGGCGGCGGCCCAGGTAGGCAAGACCTACAACGGCAACACCCGGCTACTAAAAGAGTTCGGGATCCCCCTGCACGACCAGAACCCGCTGCTCGAGCTGGCCACCAAATTGCAAGGCCAGGCGGCGGCGGCCAGCGACAGTTTCGGCGGCAAGATGAAGGCGCTAACCACCACGGTGGAGGACGACGCCGCCGCCTTCGGGGCTAAGTTCGGCCCCGCCATCACCGCCGGCGGTGCCGCCGTGACCCTGGTGGGCGGCGTGGTCGAGGCCGGCAGCGCCATCTTGAAGACGTTCACGGCCGCCACCAACGACGCCGCCGAGGCCCAAAAGGCCATGACGGTGGCCACCGAGGCGGCCGACGTGGCCGAGGAAGCGAACCCGATCGGCCTCATAATCGTGGCCGTGGTGGCCCTGGGCGCCGCCATCGCCCTGCTGGTGACCCACTGGCAGGCGGTGTGGTCGGCCATGAAGACGGCCGTGACGGCCGTTTACGACTGGATCAAGACCAACTGGCCCTTGCTGGTCGAGATCCTGGGCGGCCCTTTCGTGCTCATCACGGCCCAGATCATTACGCACTGGTCGGATATCAAAAAAGCGTTTATGGACGGCGTTAACGCCGTCATCAACTGGCTGAAGGCCAACTGGCAAGTAATCGTCGACATCGTCACCGGCCCACTCGGCGTGATCGCCACCCAGGTCTACGACCATTGGCAGACCATCGAGACCGACGTCAAAAACGCCGTCGCCGCCGTCAAAGGTTTCTTCACCGGCATGTGGGACGGCGTCACTGCCGGCCTGACGGCGGCCAAGTCGGCCATTTCGACGGCGTGGAAGGGCATTACCTCGACCATCAGCGGCGTGCCCGCCTCGATCAAGAACACCCTGTCGGGCCTGTGGAGCGGCGCCACCGGGGGCCTGGGCG